TCAGGCGATAAACCTTGCACCATGCGCGTAGCAGCTACGGCTAACTGCTCGGGCGTGGTTCCTTTAGGAAATATGCGCTTCACGCATCCACTCCTCGCCGTACTCCACATCCATGTAATCCTTAAACCACGGGCCGCCACGGGTGAAATGCACGGCAATGGGGTTCGGGCATTGATCGCGGGTATACCACCCTTCAAGGTAGTTCCAAGTGATCGGCAACTCCCCGATTACGTCATCGGTGAGCCAATTAAAGCGGTGTAGGTGCATCCCTGTTTCACGATTGACCACCTCGGGCGTAAGAGCCTTGACTTGTTCGTGACCGCAGTTGATAAACATGAAAGATGACCAGTTCTTTCGTGGATACTGATGCTGCGCTTTGTTGTCCATCTTGACGGCTTCCGTCGGCCTATAGTCGTGCTTTACAAGAAAGCAGGCTTTTGCCCCGTCGGCGTAGTCCAGCAGTCCCGCAATGTCCCCCCGGAAAAGAAAATCGCAGTCCACAAATACCGCCCAACCGTCGTAACCGGCGAGGTATGGGGTCAGAAAGCGGGTAAACGAAAACTCCGTAGACGACAGCGGATCAGTCTCTCGCCAGTAAAGTCCACGCTCCCGAAGTTCTGACTGCACGATGGGCTGAATGTCCACCTCAACGCTAGAGTGTTTGAGGATGCTTTTACGGCACACCTGATACGCGATGTCCTCGCGGCTGTCCCACCCGATAAATACCTTCATAGCCGTTCCTCAAAGTCTATGTACCGCCAACCCAAGTATTCGGGCGTCACGGCATAAACGTCGTAATCATACCCGCGCTCCCGATCCACTATCTTTTGCACACGCCAATCGGGGAACGTCGTCTTAACGTCCACCAACGCCGCTACGGTCATACTAGCGTTGACGATGTAGTAGTAGTCAGGGCGAGGATCGGCAGCATCAAACGACTTCTTGGCGCAGATAGCGGCAGTCTCAAACGGCCACGCCTGATACCCAAAATCGTGCTTGATGTGCTTTACCTCTATGCGCTTGCCTGATGCGTATATATCGCCCTTATCGGCAAACTCGGCGCGGTCAGCAAAGTCCTTTGCCATGCGCCGTTTGGGCAGCGTCACCGTATGCCCGATGTTGAGGAGGTAAGTCGCCACGACAATCTCTGCCGGGCGACTCGCCCTAAACCTCGCCTCAAAGTCAGAATGGGGTGTCAAGGTCATCCCAATTCTTCTCGGTTATCTCGGGCTTCTTCGTGGCTTGGTGCTGCGGCTCGCCTTGCCGCGACAACTTGCCCTCGCCCTTCGCCTCAATCTTGATACTCATGTACTTATCGCCTGTCTTTTGCGAGGACTTGATCCAAGCCGACAGGTTGTAATCCACGTTATTGATGACTGCCGAACCACGGTAGTCAGGCCGCTTTTCATTCCCAGATTTGTCATTACGGAATAAAACGCCTTTCATGTTCGGATCGTAATCAGGCACGGTGTTTCTCCTTAGTTAGTTGAATGTACTTCTTAATGGCAGACCGTTCCTTTGCCGTCATGGCATTGGCTACGGCGATGTAAAGGTCGTGGTCAGGGTTGACGAGTTCGTGGACGGCCAGCACAGCTAGTGCGATGTCGTACTCGTCGGCATCCATGTCAAATGCGGCACGGAACTGGTTAACGAAGATATCCCGTTTGGCCGGGTCTACGTCCTTACCCATGTCGCCCCTAGGGTCATTGGTAAAACCCGCCTTGGGAGCCACCTCATGCGTCTGGGCGTCAGCGTCATTGTCACCCTCGGTCGGGATGCAGAACGTCTGGAAGGCGGCGTACTTGTAAGCGGCTGACATAGCCTTGTTGCTGGCCTTATCGCCCGAGTCCATCGCCTCGCCTACCGTGACAACCGTGTGCTTGCTCGCATCCTCGGCAGCCACAAAATCAAACTCCACGGTCAGCGTGACGTAGAACAACGCCGTGCCTTGGCGGTTCTGGCGCTCAATAACTTGCCGATCCGTCACGCGGGGCAGGATGCACAGCCCGTGCTTTGACAGCAACGGCGAAAGCGCACCGTACACTTGGTCAATGCCACGGAAAGCGTAACCCTGTGATTGGTTCTTGCTCTCCTTGCTAATGCCAATCTTGGATAGCTCGGCGGTAACCGCCGCAATCTTTTCATACACCTTCATCTTCTTGCTCCTTCAGTTCTGCTAATGCCTTGTTGCAGGCTTCTATGCGTTCTTGTTCTTCCAGTTCTTGCATCAATTGGTCTTGGTGATGCCACCAAGTCATGTCGTCATCGTGCATAGCTGGCTCGCTCCTCTGCCGGGGTGCAGCCACCGTCGCCGCACGGGTCAAGGATGGCTGCTGTGGCGTATAGCACTACAAGCAGGATGGCTTGAGGTAACCAGCGGCTCATTAGTAATCCTCCCCATAAGGGCCGTTCATCAGCGCGTCGTTGGTGGCGATTTCTTCAAACAACCAGATCGCGTCTGCGTCAAGGTCGCAGATGTCTAACTTGATGTCGTGGTTGAGCGATGCGGCAACCTTGTCGTTATCAAGGAAGATGCCGATTAGGTCGGCAGCCTCAAGGATGATGCCGCCATCGGTGTCCTGCGTGTACTCCACGCGAACCTCAAACTTGTTGCCGAGGGCGTAGAACGTACCGAAACCGTGAAATGTGTCTTTGCGAGGCATATCTATTGCTCCTGTGTATAGGTTTTATTGTAACCAAAGTTAACTGTAAGTCAACATTCCTAAAAAATAATCTTTTGGCGAATAAAAAACTTTTAATTTATTATGATTTGGTTGGCGGCGGTAGTAATTCACGCGAATTTTGGTCGTTCCGTTTCCAAACGTTACGTTAACGCGCCACACCTTTTTGCTGTTTGGATATTTGCCAACAAATCCTAGAACTTGGATTCTGCCGTCACTAATGCGAGCGGCATATGCGCGGTAAGTGTTGTCTTGAAATTCAACATTTACCATGCCATCTATAGTGGTTGCCCAAAGCGAGCCAACTTCGCTTTCGTCAGCTTTTGCTGGAACGAATGTTTCTGGAAGAATTTTCATGTATTGCTCCTATCTGTGGATGCGTTGTGTTTGTCAACGAGGGATAGATTAACCAAGGTTATTGGCTATGTCAACACCCTGTGTTAATATTTTTGCATGGACATCAAATCAGCATTAAAGAAATTCGGTTCCCCGAGCGGTATCGCACGGGCGTTTGGCGTCAAACCCCCGGCTGTATCCCGTTGGATACGCAACGGTGCGATTCCACAGCAGAGGGTGTGGCAGTACAAGGCTGGGCTAGTCAAAGCGCCAAATGGACGTTAATGGACGCTAAAACGAAAAGCCCCCGTGAAGGGGGCTTGACGCTGCCGGGGGAATGGCATTACGCTGAATGTGCAATGTAGCGTGGTCAGGATTCTGACGAGCCGTTCTGGTTCTGTCAACAAACCCATCACGCAGCCCCTTGACATGGGCCAAATCTGTCAGCGGAGGGCCGGTCGTTTGGATCGGGCTGGACACCGCTTACCAAAGTCCAGCGGGCCTAAACACCGTGGCTATACGGGCATAGGCTTGGCCTCGCTGCCTTCCGCAGAAGTGGGGGGTAGGGGGGCCATTCCCGGGCTTCCGAGCATTGAGGTATTAAGACATGGGTAAGATGACAGAAGCACAGAGGATACGGGTAGCAAGCAGATACGTCAGGGCAGTCAGGGGTAAGGGACTGCAATCTGGCGAATCACCAATCAAGTTAGCCGTAAAACTGTTAACAGAAATGCACCATGCACCGTGTATTGGGGTGCCAGAAAAAAACATTGATTACCTAGACAAGCACCACGCGGTGATGTTGGAAGTAATCAGCGCCAACAAACACAAGTTGGCGAAGCGAACTAAACGCGCCAAACCAGAGTTTTTAGAAAGTTTTGCGTGGCGCAAAGTGCGAATGGAGGCGTTGTTGAAGTTTGGCCCCAGATGTATGTGCTGCGGCGCTACCCCTGCAACGGGTGCGGTAATGCACGTTGATCACATCAAGCCCCGCCTAACGCATCCAGAATTAGCGTTAGAGCTTGATAACCTCCAAATCCTTTGCCACGAGTGCAACCACGGTAAAGGTAATTGGGACAGCACCGATTGGCGGGGGGCTTATGGGAGATGAATTCACTTACTTTCCGACTAAACAGGCTCAACCGGAAAAGCCTAAACCCAGTCACAACCTAGAACATCAGTTCCACTCTAATCAGGTGATGTGGAATTCGGCAGTACAGGAATCCCCGCTGAACCGCTTAAAGTTCTACGACGCACAGTTAGCCAGAGGCGTTGAGGTCAACCGTGATAGGGTCGCTGAACTAATCCGAGAGGCTGGCGCTGCTGCCGTGCTGTCGGATAGGGATACGATTGGGCTAGTACGCCAGTTGTGGGGTGAAAAGGCTGTGGAGAGACTTCGTGCCAGAGTTAAAGCGGAGCAATAGAACGTGGTGGATTATCTGGTTAGGCCGCTGCATCAACGAGGCACGAAGTGAGATACAAGGCGAGGCGGGATGCGAACGATGGCCTTATTGGCCGGGCGCTACACGCGGCAGGGTTCACCGTCCTAGACTTCGCCTTAAACGGAGGCGTACCCGATCGTCTCGTCGTACGGAATCTGCCCGACGGAACACCGTGGGTGTGCTGGGTAGAAATCAAAGTAGAAAAAGGAAAATTACGCCCGAGCCAAGAAAAGTTCCAAGCGATATTTGAGCCACGCGGGGAGTTTTACGTTGCGCGTGATCCCGAGGCCACGGTGCGTGAGTTGATGGAGCGATATATGGCCGCCATCAAGCCCGAGCAGCTACGTTAGGCATGAGTGCTTTGCGAGCGCCTTTGTAATGCACAATAGCGGGGTCGGGATGCTGCGGCAAAAACTCGGGCAGACACGCGTAATACGACTCGGGCAGGTCTTGCACCTTCACCCGTTTAGCGTATTCCCGCAAAACCTCCTGATCCCCGTACCACACGCAGAACTTGTCGGGCAGGACGTTATACATCTCGGCAAGGTCAGCCCACACACCCCAATCCGAGGCGATGGTGCAGCAGCCGACATAGGGATAAACCTGATCCAGCGTCTTACCCGCATACTCGCTGTAGTCCTGACCGCGCTGGCGTGGGTTAAACCCCGCGTCACGGTTAAATTCACGACGAGTCATGGCTATCGGCCCCCAACTTTTCAGTATGGCAGCCGGGTCAAGCGGATGCCGCACGATCATGTCGGTATCCATGTACATTGCTGGTTCCGTCAGCCCCAACTCCGCAAAGGCATTGGTGCGCCATTGCATCAGGTACTGCCGATTGCCCTGCGTCACAAATACCCGCGAGACACCGGGTACGGCTGGCGTCTTGTCGTCTGTGACTTGAATAATGGTCGCATCTGGGTTGTGAGCGCGAATGGAAAAGACCATTGCGGTGGGCATGGCGATGTCGTCGCCAACGTGGAAGAAAACAAACATAGGACAAATATATGCTGAACGTGAACCGAAAACGACTATCCCGAGCGATATGGGACACACTCTTCGCTGACCTGCCCGACCTGCCGTGGCACGTTATTGAGGACTTGGAGAAATTAGACCCTGCCCGACGTACCGGCAGCACCAACCACGCCTCGCTAATCGCGTTGTGGGCGGTCATACGGCACTTCCGACCCAAGGTTGTAGCCGAGATCGGCACCTACATCGGTAAGTCCACGTTTGTGCTAGCGAGAGAGGGCGCAGACGTACACACCTGCGACATGACGCACGACTTTAAGTTGCCGCTGACTACCTCTATCACCCAGTACCACAGCAGTAGCACCGAGATGCTCGCCAAACTAGACGGCAACATTGACCTGCTGCACCTAGACGGTCGGCTACAGCCTGACGACAAGCCGCACCTTGAGCGCCTGTTCACGCCCGACACCGTGATCACGCTAGATGACTTTGAGGGCATAGAGAAAGGGGTGTGGAACGCCATGCAGATAGATTTATCGCAGCGCATTTTGGTGTACCCGCCCGAGCGAGAGTTGACAGAGCGTTATGCGGTGGGAGATGCTACGACTGCAATCATCCTGCCCAACTTGAGGCTGACGCCGCAATGAGCCACAAAGACGCCGCCGAATTTGTAGGCGTATTGCTGCATAGCAGTACCGCTACGCATTTTCTGCATTTGCAGACGGCGAGCTACGCCGCCCATAAGGCACTCGGCCACTACTACCAGAACATCGTGGACTTGGCCGACAAGTACGCAGAGGCGTATCAAGGCCACTACGGCATCATGCCCCTCGCTGACTACCCCGAGGGGTTTAAGGTGCAGAAGGACGCCGCCGTATACGCCAACAGCCTGCTGACGTTCGTGAAGGGCATCCGAGATGACCTGCCGAAAGACACCGATTTGCAGAACATCATTGACGAGATCGTGGGCGAAATCGCCTCCCTTCTGTACAAGCTGGAGCGTTTCAAATGAACCGTAAGCCGGGACTCTACGCCAACATTCTGGCAAAGCAGGAGCGCATCAAGGCCGGTTCTGGCGAAAAGATGCGTAAACCGGGCAGCCCCGGCGCACCGACTGCAAAGGCATTCCGCGAAAGCGCCAAGACGGCCAAGAAAGAAAACAAATGACAGCCGCGTGGACACGCAGCGAGGGCAAGAACCCGAAGGGCGGGCTGAACGCCAAGGGTCGTGCCTCGTATAAAGCCGAGACAGGCGGGACGTTAAAGCCGCCGGTTAAGAAGGGCGACAATCCACGCCGAGCCTCTTTCCTCGCAAGGATGGGCAATATGCCGGGGCCGATGGCAAAGGACGGTAAGCCCACGCGCCTCGCCCTCGCACTTAAAGCATGGGGAGCCTCTAGCAAGGAGGACGCCCGAGCCAAGGCCAAAGCCATTAGCAGCAGGAATAAGGCATGAACCGCAAACGCCTTGCCGCTGCGCTTGCATACATTGACGAAAAGGCAAAGCGCCTGACGAGCCTAGATCAGCCGCAAGAATCCGACGCCGTGGATATGGCGCTAGAGATGGGCGGTAGTTTTATCCCCGGCGTAGGCCAAGCCCTCGCTGCCCGCGACTTGGAACGCGCCCGCCGAGCTGACGACGAGGCCGGTATGGCAATGGCTGCTGCGTCGGCTTTGCCCGTTGGCCGATTAGTTGGTGCGTTGAAGGGCTTTGACCCTGCGATGGCAAAGGTTGCTGATTACGATCCGCGATTTGACCCAAGAGTTAAAGAACGCGAAAAGTTATTAAAATTAGAGCCGCAAGTAGAAAGCCGAGGCACCGTCAACGCCCCCGAAATTTCTATTGCGGATTTGGAAGGCCGCCCCTTCATTACCAGTATGTCTGATCGCACCGCCGCAGGCGGGTTATTGCGGGGCATCAACGATGTAGAGTTCCGACAGCCGGTAAATTTGCAGGGCGGTCAGGACTTCATGTTTGAGAATCCCGGCATGGTATGGGCGTCAGGTGTTCGCCCGACCAAGCAAATCCAAAAGCTGGCTGAAGAAGTCAAAGTCATCACCGGGCAAGACCCGCTATATATTCCGTGGCGCATGGCTCCAACGGGGGGCGACTTTGCGAGTATGACCGGCGAAACTATGCTGAATTACGCTGACGCCGCGTTGCCGAAAAAGGTTAAAAAGTCAGTTGACGCCGAAATTGGCAAACTGATCCCCGATTGGGCGGGGCTAGGATCAGAGCGGGCGATGCAGCAGTTCCGCACCGCAAAAGACAGCACCCGCAAACTCATCAAGCAAAAGCTGGACGTAAACTTCCGAGAGCAGGGCGGATTAGGCATTGGCGAGGCAAGAGTAGCCGTAACCGATCCGCGCCAACTGGTAGCCCCTGACACCGGAATCCAGAACGTCGGGCGTATTTACACCGACAAGCCAATCGTTGCGAAGTCAGGACACCCCGCTTACCCCGCAGGCGTCCCCGGTGAGGGTATTGGCCGCATCAAAGAAGATGTGCGCGTATATGAGCTATTGGAGCCGGTAGCGAAGGCTCGGGGTGTCGCAGACCCGCGCAACCCCTCACAACAGGATATCCGCGCCTTGCAGATGAAGCCCTACTACGGGCGCATTACCGAGGACATCCTTAAACGGATGGGGTTCTAATGAGATACTCGGGCTTAAATTGCGAGGCAAGTTTCTTGCTGAACCGAGCGAGCAAGAACGCTTCAACGCTCTGCGTTGACACCGAATGGATGTCTTGCGCCGCACATGAGAACTCATGCAAGGTCAAAGCGTCTAACATTTTGCGGGGAATCTTAACGTCGGTGTTGACGTAAGGTGTCAGAGTCTCTATTTCTGATTTCATGCCGTTAGTATACCACGCTAAACGATTAAATCTAAAGTAGACCTAAACAGATGGCAAAGGGTAAGAAAACAGGCGGTAGGCAGGTAGGTACGCCTAATAAGTCCACGCAAGCCGCCAGAGAGGCGATAGCCGCATTCGTGGACGGGAATGCAGACCGCCTTCAAGGATGGCTAGACGAGATCGCTGCGGAGAAAGGCGCGCAGGCTGCCTTTGACGCATTCAGCACCCTGCTGGAATACCACGTTCCCAAGCTCGCCCGCCAAGAGATCACAGGCAAGGACAACGGCCCGGTCAAGGTACAGATCGGATGGATGGCTCCCGAATAATCCTGCCCTACCGCCCACGCAAGGCGTTCATGCCGTTTCATGAGCGCACGAAACGTTGGGCTTGCCTTGTCGCACACCGCCGCGCAGGCAAGACCGTCGCCGCCGTCAACGACATGATCCGCGCTGCTGCGATGTATCAGCAGCCTTACGGGTTGTTCGGCTACGTCGCCCCTTACCGCAGTCAGGCAAAGGCCGTGGCATGGCAGTACTTTAAGGACGGCGCACACCCGATCATCCAAAGCATCAACGAGCAGGAACTGACCATCACGCTAATCAACGGCAGTCAGATACGCTTGTTCGGTGCTGACAACGCCGACGCCATGCGCGGTTTAGGCTTTTCGGGGCTGTACCTTGACGAGTACGGTGACTTTAAGCCGAGCGTTTTCGGGAACGTGTTGAGAGCGTCCCTGTCAGACAAGCAGGGTTGGTGCGTTTTCGGCGGTACACCGAAAGGCAAAAACCAATTCTGGGAAATTTACGATACCGCCACTCGTCTCCCTAGCGAGTGGTTCCTGTTGCGCCTTCCCGCCTCAACCAGCGGGCTTCTCCCTGCGACAGAGCTAGCCGCAGCAAAGGCGCAGTTG